CCCGCCGTCAGCACGAAGCGGCTACCGAAGCGCTTTACCAGGAATACGAACAGCTCTCCCAGCAACTGCATCCGGAGCGTAGCAGCAAGCAGAACGAACTGACCGCCCTCGACTATCAGATGCAGCTGTGCCGCAAGGAGACTTTCTTCGAAGCCGAGCAGGAGGAGCTGAAACACCGCATCCAGTCGTACACCGGTCTGCACATGAGCAAGAAGAACCGCATCAATAATGCCCAGCTCATCATCAAAGAACTCACGCTGAAGTGGGAAGAGGAATTGCAGAAGGGACTGAAGGAGAAAGACGAAGCACTGATGCAGTTGCAAGCCGAGCACTTACAGCTCCGTCCGCGTATGGACGAACTGGAGACCTTCCTGAAAAACAGTAAGAGCACCCTGCAAGGCTGGCTCAAGGAGCACAAGAAGGGATGGGAAGAAAATATCGGTAAGCTGTGCGACGAGTCCATCCTCTGGCAGACCAACCTCTCGCCGAAGATTGTGGACGAAGGTACGTCGTTCTACGGCATCTCCATCTCCCTGCAGGACATCGAGCGCCACATCCGCTCCATCGACGACTATCAGGCGGAACATGACAAGGGCATCAAGCGACTGGCTGAAATCCAGGCTGAAACCCTCCGTCTGCAACAGGAGAAAGAGACCTTGGAAGAGCAGCTGAAAGCCAAATACCAGCCGCGCATCAAGGAACAGAAAGACGTGATAGCCGTGCAGGAATATGAGCTGGAGAAACTGGAACAGCAGTACCAGAAGGATATGCTCGACCTGGACGACTGGAAGAAGAAGGCGGAAGCCGAACGTACTGCCAAACTCCGGAAACTGGAAGAGGAAAAGCAACGCATCGCCACAGAACTGAAGGAAATTGACGGCAAACTGAACAACCTGAACCGCGAAAAGAGCGAAAAGCTGAACCAGCTGAAGCAGGAATGGAACCGGGTGCAGCAGGACATCGCGCACGAGAAGGATACACAGGCCGGCAGCATCCGCCTGGAGGATAAGGAAGAACAGCAGCGTATCGCCACGGAGAAAGCCGAATACGAGCGCCAGATGAAGCAGGAACTGCACTCGCAAGGTGCCGACACCGAACGTCTGCAACAGATTAGCAGTCAGTTGCGCGACATCGACCGGGAACTGCAGTTCATCAAGGAACACGCCACCCTGCTCATCGAGTACCAGAAGGACAAGCGCGACCTCATCGACCACATTCCGGAATGGAAGCGTGAACAGGAGGAACAGAAACGCCAGCTCAGCCAGGAGAAGGACAACCTGCGCCGGGAAACCTCGGGCCTGCAGGAGCAGATTGATGCCCTGAACAAGGAACTGCAGCAGGCAGAGAAGGAAGTGACACAGCTTCAGGCCAACCTGGAGGCGTACAGCAAGATTTCGGCCTACGACTGGTACAAGCCGCATCAGGATATTTTCAATCCCGAGAACCCCGTCACGCTGGAAATCCACACGCCGCGTACCTGCCTGGAACTGATTGACGAACTGGGCCGCACGGACAGCCAGTACATGACGCTGCAAAACCGTCTGCGCAAAGAGGTAAACCTCTTCACCGGCCACTTCGACGAAGAGAATACCTTCAAGTTCAAGACCAAGTTTACCGAGGACTGGGAGTACATCCGCTTTGCCGAGGAACTGCACGACTTCGTGGAAGAGAACAAAATCAGCGAGTTCGTCCGCCGCATCAACAACGAGCATTCCGACATCTTCAAGCGCATCAGCATGGATACCTCAATGCTCACGGCTTCGGAAGACGATATTCAGGACCTCATCGGTCAGGTGAACAAGGGATTCCAGACGTGCAACTTCGTGGGCGTTATCCAGTGCATCGAAATGAAGGTGGAAGAAAGTAGCAACCGTGTGGTAAACTGTCTGCGTGCCATCCAGAAGTACTATAACGAGCATGCCTATGACCTCACGCCAGGCACCAACCTCTTCTCGTCGGAAAACGAGCAGCTGGTGAAACAGGAGGCCATCGCCCTGCTCCGCGACTTCATCAAGGAGATTCACGCCTACCGCTACGACAGCATCCGCCTGTACGACTCGTTCGAGCTGCGTTTCCGCATCATCGAGAACAACAACGACACGGGCTTCGTAGAGAAACTGTCGAACGTGGGTTCGGAAGGTACCGACATTCTGGTGAAGGCCATGATCAACATCATGCTGCTGAACGTGTTCAAGGAAGGGGCTTCGCGCAAGTTCAAAGACTTCAAGCTGCACTGTATGATGGACGAAATCGGTAAGCTCCATCCGAACAACGTAAACGGTATCCTGAAGTTTGCTAACGACCGGAACATCATCCTCATCAACGGCTCGCCTACCGAACTGAACCGCGATGCCTACAAGCATGTGTACCTGCTCACCAAAGGGGCGCAGAGCAAGACACGCATCGCCCGACTTATTTCGGACCAGAAACTGTAGGCTTTTCAGGCTCCATGAAAGCCTTTTTCAAAACGTCTTTGCGATTACTCCAAAACGCTTTGACGTTTACAATAAAACGCAAGTGCATTCGAAGTAAAATGCACTTGCGTTTCAAATGAAACTCCCTTGCGTTTTAGAACAAACGCAAGGGAGTTTTTTATAGCTTATTTTTAAGAATCTTCAAGCAGGCTATATAACAAAAAAAGAGCCTGAAAAACAGGCTCTTTTAAGATTGAATCAGCAGGAGCCGAAAGCGGGACTCGAACCCGCGACTTACTCATTACGAATGTATTAATCGGATGCGGTTTAACTTATTGTGTATTAATTGTTTATAGTGGTTTTATGAAATTGAAAAGGTACTTTTTTGGTAATTTATTGATTCTTTATAAGTAAAGTCCTCGTTGTTAAATGCTAAAATAATGGATGAAATGACAAGTAATGTAGTACTCAAAACAAACAAGAACTTTAGGTGCGGAATATATGATATGAAAAAATAGGTTATAAAAAGATATATGATATTGATTACAATAATTATCAAAGGAATCAAGTAGTATCTTCTTTTCATATTATTTGTCATCAACTCGTAAAATGGAGGTATGATTAATATTTGAAGTAAAGGAACCATAATGTGTAAATTATCCTTGTCCACTTTGTTATAAAATGAAAGAAATAGCTGTGAAATCACTATTAATGCTATTGCAAGATAGATAAATGCCTTGCTTTGAATAATTCTTAGAAACATGTTTCTATTCTTCTTTGCTATTTCACTTATCTTTAGTTTAATACCTTTTTTCTCTTCAAAATAGCAATCCCATACATTTACAGATATCTCATTCATGTTTTCGTTTGTGAACTGATTGTTTATTTTAAGAAGATACTTTTTTAATCTGTCCGACCATTTACCGAACGAAGTATAACCTTCATCTATTACGCATCTTCCTATGTTTACAATAGACTCGTCGCACATATTATAAACGTCATGCCATTCTCTTGTCGTTATTTGACTAAGCCGATTTTCTTTCGCATATTTTACATATTCATCAGCTGTCACCATACCGCAAAACCTTATGTAAGTCATATCACAACCTTAAACTACCAACTACCAAATTATAAGAACGTATATCCTCTTTAGGGATGATGAAGTCCGGGAATTCCGGATTGTAGGAACGGCAGATTATACTGTCTCCGTTATCATATATTCGCTTGATAACAACCCCTTGGGTGGTATCCAGAACGTGGACCCTACCCCATTGTAGGAATCTCTTTTCATTCACTTTCATGCATGCGACTTCATCACCTGCAAAGTATTCCGGCTCCATGCTTCTTCCTACCACTCTGATGGTAAAATCATACTTAGGAAATACGCTGATAACCGGAACCTGCTCGCACTGATATTCAGTTATACCTTCCACTGTGTCTGTCAATACGCCTGCTGCTGCGTCGTATGGTATTCTGGGACGCGTGTCTTTTTCTTTGTTGCAAACCTGCTTTTTAAGCATTTCCCCTTCACCATACAGAAGCCAATTTGTATTCAAATCCGGATAGACATAGAGAATTTTCTGTAACTTATCGGCTCCGATTCCTTTTGATATATTATTCACAAAACCATTGCTCAGCCCTACATTTTTTTCAAATCTACCTTGGCTGATACCTTTTTCCTTGATAAAAGCAATAAGCCTTTCTTTAACCGTAAGCATATTATAATATAAATTAAAGTTAAATACAGAATTTTCTCTATGTTATATTACCCTATTTACAGAGATTTCTCTATATTTGCGTCAGATAAATAAATAAGTAAGCAATCGGACGCAAACAAAAAAGAAGCCGCTAACCTAATAGCCGCTCACATATCTACTATGGCAAAGATAGCGATTCTTTTTGTAAAGTCCAAAAACTGAACGGAATGGAAAAAGTAACAGTAGAAGATATCAGGAAGATAAAGCCGGGAAGTTCAATGACTTTCTGCACTTCACCGGATAAATGCCTTTCTGCAAAAACACTCGCATACGAGTGCGCCTTCAAGAAGGTCAATCCGCAGGTGGAGAAATACAAAGTATCCATTGACCGGAAAGAATCAAAAGTAACAATAACAGCAATACCCATAAAAAAATGAAAAACATGATGAACAGAATTTCAAAAGTATGTGCGGCTATTGTAGTTGCAGCAGTAGCGATATTCATTATTTCCAGCCATAACGACTATACCAAAAGAATTGTGGAAGGAATGTCAGAAACCCAGATTGAATCTGTACGCGCAAGAATCGGATACTATGCGACCAATACAGAGATTGCAAGGGAATACATAAACCACAAAGATTATTACGATGCTCAATGAGACTGCCATATTCCTTGCGATGAATGACAAGAGCTTCGGGCTCCGTGAGTCGGCATCCATCGTGGGAGGAATGAAGAGGCTGACAAAGCTACTTGATTCCGGAAAGATACGTTACACCAAAAAGAGCGACAAGCAGAACGCAAAGCTATTCTGCAACGCATGGGACGTGCTGAAGCATGCCTCAATAGAACGGGCCAGAGTCGGAAGGCCCAGCACAAACGCCTGTTAGTTCAACGGACAGAACGGAAGTTTCCTAAACTTCAGATCCGGGTTCGATTCCCGGACCGGTGACAACACTACGGTCTTTGACATTCTTGACATAAAAACGTGTGTCGTAAAAGAAATGCCGGGTAGCGGAAACGCGGTAATCCCGACCGGGCTTTGCGGCACATAAGAACCAATTCATTAGATTCCAATTAAAAGGCCGGGTATGTCCCTTAATGACAAGGTAACGCTTGCAGCCATCCCCTGTGGTAAGATTCCACCGGTTTTCCGTGACAGGTTTAAGCCTGCGAGGGGAACGCATTTTTTTAAATTAAATATTATGGACGAAATGAAAAAGTACACAGGGACCAAGGAAGTTTCTGCAAAACCGATGAATCTTGGTGAATTCATTCAAAAAAGCGGAAGAAACCCATATCAGAATGATGGGAAAATGCACGCAAACAATGAGGAAGGTTATCTGGTAAAGTATGAGGACGGATACGAAAGTTGGAGTCCTAAGGATGTGTTTGAAAAAGCATATCACTGCACAGAAACCTACGTAGACCGCCTCAAACTTGAATGCGATAACGAGAGCGAAAAGCTAAGAAAGTTATCTGACTTTATTTGATCTGATACATTCAAAAATCTGCCAGGATCAAAGAAAAGACTGCTGTACATACAGCAAAAAATCATGAAAGATTTCGTAGATATTCTTCTTAAAAGAATAGGAGAAGAACTTCCTCCGTGTGATTGCGTAAGTGGATGTGGATTTGAACCAAATGGATGTGAATCTTAATTGACTATAATATTCTGTTTACCAGGATAAGTGTGTTTTTCATAGTGAATTATCTAATCTGTCCCTTCCCACCTGTGAAGGCCGGAAGGTTACGGACCGTTAGCTCAGTCGGTCAGAGCAGCAGACTCATAATCTGAAGGTCCACGGTTCAAGCCCGTGACGGTCCACGCAATAGTTTGGAGTCATCGTGTTTCCATGTGTGAGAGCCGCGTAGTTCAACGGTAGAACATTACTAAGTAAAGATGGAGGTTCGAGTCCTCCCGTGGCAACAAAGAAGGTTTTTGTTCTCAACAAATAAGCCGCAAGGGAGCCGTACACCCTATAAGCGTAGCCAATCCAAGGCAGCGGAGGTAGGCTGATATTCCGAAGGGGTCCACCGAAAGGTGAACGGGTTCGAGTCCCGTATCGGCCACATCAATTCTATCTTTTAATTGGACCCATGCGCGGAGACGCCAGGGCATTTGATTGACGCATGAGTGGTGAATGAGTGGTGAATGAGCGGGAAATGAGTATCGGGTTGATGCATAATCTGAGTATTGACTGGCGGCGGCTCCTTCGGGAGTGTGCACTGTGAAAGGACAGCAGAAAGACTTGGCAATATAGTCACGCAATATGTCACGCAATATGTCACGCAATATGGCTCAAAAGACAATGGCTGAGAGCTCGAAACGTAATGGACAACTAAAAAATGGATGCGAGAAATGAATAGCGGATTTTTTTAAAAAAGACGTCCGCTAAATGGGGAACCTATACACTAATCACAAGATTTTGTGGCAAATGCTAGCAATTGCTAGCATTTGCTAGCATTTGCCACATTTGCTAGCAATTGCCATAGAAAAAATTGACAACAGATTTGAATTTCAAACATATTAACAATTACAAAACATTGATTTTCGGTTTAATATGATTTTATTTCTAGCAAATGCTAGCAATTGCTAGCAAAAGCCCCCCTGATAGTGATAGTGATATATAATATATTGATATATATAACCCCCTTTATATTTCCCCCAAAGAATTTTCAGCTTGCCGGAAAATCCGGCAGGCTTTTTTTATAAACCTAAAAAACTTAAACAATGAGTAACGTATCAATGAAATTAAGCGAGTTCCAGAAGTACAATGCGGAAAATATACTGGACTCCGAAACGGTGATGGAAAAAGTTGTGGAAGTCTACAACATGATGCATGGTCAGGGTGGTGAGGCTTTCTTTGAGCGAGAAAGCCAGAACTTCAAGCGGATAATATCCGACAACAGTTCACTGAAGAAATGCACCGCTTTTTCGGTATACACCAGCCTGATAGACCTTGCAGTGTATAATCTTTCCGTTGAACCAGGGACACAGGCTATGGCCTACCTGATTCCAAGAGCGGTCAACGTCGGAAAGGGAAACGATGGAAAGGATATCTACGAAGGACGATGCAACCTGAAGATATCAGGATACGGAGAACTGGTTATCCGTACCTCAATCGGCCATATTCTCTACGCAGACAATCCGATTGTGGTATATGACAACGACGAGTTCTCCTGTTCGGTGAGCGGAGAAAAGAAAAACGTGGAATACAAGTGCCACCTGCCGCACAAAGGACACCAGGTTATAGGATGCTTTATCCGTATAGTAAGGCCGGACCACTCTGTCGATTATTCCTGGCTCCTTGAAGAGGAGATTGAACGATTGAAGGGTTATTCCTCAAAGGCAAACAAAAAATGGAATGAGAGGGAAAGAAAGTACGAATACAAGGCGAATGAGCTGTATACATCCAATGAAGGTCAGATTGATACAGGATTCCTGATTGCCAAGACCATCAAGCATGCTTTCAAGACTTACCCGAAAATCAAGGTAGGAAAAAGCACTGTACTGCAGTCGGAAGACCCGGAACCGGAATCAGTGCTGAATAATGAAGTGTACGGAGTACAGGAAGAAGAGAAGCAGACGTTCGGACCTGAACTCAACGAAGTGGCCAAGGGTGTCACCGTAGATGATGAAAACGAAACATTCTAAAATCATACAACATGGAAAATCAGCTTATCAGACAGAATGAAATTGGGGAAATATCACAGATAGCCCTCGATGCGATTGCGAAGAACCAGAATTCTTCACAGTCATGTATAGAATATGGAAACAGACTTCTCGAGATTGCCGAGCAGGGAATGAACGATGATGTAGACAACAGTCTTGAGAACTACATCAACAAGACGCGCAAGACGGTTTCGCTCATGAACGAGAGGAGAAAGCCTGTAACCCAGATTTTCGACAGAATACGTTCAGGGTTCACTCAGCTGGAGACAGCGATAGACCCGAAGGTTGCCGGCACACCGGCCAACAAGGCACAGAAGCTGCGCGACCAGTACGCCAGAAAGAAGTACGAGGAAGAGGAAAGAAGAAGAAGGGAAGCCGAAAGAATGGCCCAGATTGAGAGAGACAAGACCTCTTATCTTGAAGCGTGCGAGAAGGAGATATTCGGATTCTTCAACCAGCGCACAAATCAGGCCATCAACCGTCTTATATCACTTAATTCCTCTCTTACCTACTCTAACTTCGACGAGGTTTCCGCACAGATTGATTCCTTCGACTGCAAGTTCCCTGTAAAGGATATTTCCGGATATACATTCGGAGTGATGCTTCCCTCCTCTCTCAGCATGGATGATGTCAAGGCCATACAAAAGAAAGCATTTGAAAAGGGAGATGCTCTGATGAAGCAGTACGAGTTTGACGTACAGGGACAGAAGGATTCCATCATGCAACTTTTACCGTCGAAGTACAACGAGCTTCAGGCAATCGAGCAACAGAAGAAGGTGGACGCGCAAGTCGCTGCAGTTCGTGAGGCAGAAATGAAGCGAAAGGAAAAGGAGGAACAGGAAAGAAAGGAAAAAGAGAGAAAGGCCGAGGAAGAACGAAAAAAACAGGAAGAGGAATTGAAGAAGAGCCAGGAAAGCGTTGAATCCCTTTTCGCTACTGCGTCCAGCACGGTATCCGTCCCCCAGAAGAAGGTAAAGGTCAAGAAGATGATACGTGTCAGGAACCCGAAAGGTTATGCAGACCTGTTCAACTACTGGTGGATAGGTGAAGGACAGTATCTTACCAAGGAAGAACTTGAAAAGGTGTTCAAAAAGCAGATTGCATTTGCTGAGAAAGCGGCAAACCAGAACAACGACTTCATCAAGTCTGACAACCTTGAATACGTGGACGAAATAAAGGCGAAATGAATCCTGATAGCTATTACAACCGTAATGAGGTGAGCAATTCGGACCTGACGGAACTGAAGAACCATCTTTATCCCCGGCTGCAGTTCGGGGATAAGGAAAAGATATTCGCCTTCGGGTCCCTTGTGGATGCGATAATAACTGAACCTTCAAGGGTCAATTATTACCAGCTCACCGTGGATGACGTGAAGTACACCGAGGATGATTTCGCACTTGCCAGGGAAATGCACAAGTCACTTCTTATTGAATCAAGGAAGGATCAGTTCCTGGCATACGTGCTGAAAAACTCAGACACGCAGAAGTTCATGGTAAAGGAAAGGGAATTTGATTACATGGGCTTCAAGTACATGCTACCAACCCGGTGCAAGTGGGACTGGTTTCTTTCTTCGGTAGGATTCGGAGGAGACTTGAAGACCACTTTTGCGGAGTCACAGTCACAGTTCGATGAAGCGGTCGATTTCTTCGACTGGGACCGCAGCCGCGCGTGGTACATGGATATTGCCGGCTCCGGCAGGGACTTCATATATGCCATCAGTAAGAAGAACTGCAAGGTGTTCAAGAAGTTCATCGAACGGGGTGATAAAATCTACAACCGTGGATTCGAGAAATACAACGAACTGGCGTTCAAATATTATTTGTTTGTGACATGAAGATATTATGTGTTGTGACGTAAACCGGACTGGTTCCGAAATATGAAAGTGACCGCGAGGAGTTCAAGGCCCTTAAAAGGAATACGGACGTGCTTGTAGAGTGTGGACAGAAGAGGAACTACGAGTTTCACAAGAAGTTTTTTGCACTCCTGAAGCTGACGTATGAGAATTTTCCTGAATGGCTTGAAGACTCCCTGAACGTACATTCAGTTGAGGACCTTCGGACGCGACTCAAGGTCGATCTTGGACTATATGAGGTGTCACACTACGGTAACCAGTCCGTGATTATACCGAAGTCAATCGCTTTTGACAGGATGGACGAGGCGGAGTTTGAGAAGTTCTACAAAAACTCCGTGAACTACATCCTGAAAAACTATCTCAAAGGAGTTACCAACGAACAAATCGAGGAGGAAATATGGAAGTTCCTGTAAAACTTAACATCAAACCATACGAATACCAGAAGGAAGGAATCGAAAAAGGACTTGAATGGAAGCGGCTTTTTCTTGGGGACGCCCCGGGCCTTGGGAAAACTGCACAGTCCATCGGAATAGTGAACACCGCCGGCGCCTACCCCGCCTTGGTTATCTGTCCTTCTTCACTGAAGATAAACTGGAAAAGGGAGTTTGAGAAGTTTGCCGGCGTGGAGGCTCTGATACTGAATGACAGCGTGAAATCAACCTGGGGTTATCTCCTTCAAATGAAGACCGCTGACGTATGCATCTGCAATTACGAAAGCTTACGGAAGTTCTTTGTGTGGAAATACCGTAAGGGAGACCGCCTGAAAGATATAGTGTTCAATCCTTTCATCAGCCTGTTCAAGTCAGTGATAATCGACGAAAGCCACCGTTGCAAGGACCCAGGGGCCCAGCAGTCCAAGTTTATCGCCGGCATAGCACACGGGAAACAGTACGTTATGGAACTGACAGGAACACCTGTTGTGAACCGTCCTCGTGACCTTATATCCCAGCTTGCCATTATGGACCGCCTGAAGGACTTCGGAGGAAACTCATATTTCCTTGCACGTTATGGAGACGGAGACAACCTTGAAGAACTCTCTCAAAAGCTGTACGAGACCTGTCTTGTAAGGAGAGAGAAGAAGGATGTACTCACTCAGCTTCCTGACAAGACGAGGGTTGACATCTACATTGATATCGAGAAGGAATCTCCAATAGAGTATTACGAAGCCTACAAGATGGCGGAAGAGAACTTGAAGCAGTATCTTATGACATACAGGTCATGCACCGAAGGACAGGCACGGGCCAAAATGCGGAACAAGGCGCTGGTCCAGTTCATGGAACTTAGAAGTCTGGTCGCGTTGTGCAAGGTGGACCCGGTGATAGACTTTGTGCATGATTTCGTATCCACCGGCAGGAAGATAGTCATATTCTGTTCATCACATGCCATCGTGGATACCATCAAGAAGGCTTTCCCGGATTCCGTAATGGTTACCGGCCGGCAGGACTTCGTACAGAAGCAGGCTGCGGTCGACGTATTCCAGACACGTCCGGAGGTGCAGGTCATCATCTGTTCCATCAAGGCGGCCGGAGTGGGGATAACGCTGACGGCTTCCTCTACGGTTCTGTTTATCGAACAGCCATGGACTTACGCCGATCTGGTACAGTGCGAGGACCGGTGCCACCGCATCGGGCAGAAAGACAATGTAACCGTGTACAATGCGCTCGGCCAGGGAAGCATCGACAGCAGGATATACGGACTTATTCAGAAGAAAAGAAGCATTGCCAACCGGATAACGGCGTCCTCTGACGACATACCAAAGGATGAATGTTACTTTGACGAACTTGTTAATATGATTCTCAATGACAAGCAGGAAGAGCAGGGAGGCGATACTTGAATGCCTTGAATATGTGATTTCGTTGTTCCCTGACAACAACCGGGGATACAACCTTTCCCGAACATACCGGAAAGCATTGAAAGAGTATTTACGAGAAAACAGTATGAACCATGAAAGAAAGAAAAACACCATTGCGGAGAAAATCTCCGCTGCGGAAGGTAAAACTAAGAATGGTAAGCAAAAACCAGTCGAAGCTGAACAGGGAAATGGAGAAAATCAGGAAGGAACTTCCTGACAGGTGCTGCATCTGCGGACGTGAAGCAGTTGACCCGGCCCATCTTCTACCCCGTTCAATGTATCCGGAATACTATACGGCGAGATGGAACGTGGTGCCTATGTGCCGCGAACACCACCGACTGTATGACAATGACATTGATTTCAGGATGCAGCAGAAAGAATTATACAAAATCGTGCTGAAGCATGACGAATGCGCGGCGCACAGATATTTCAAATTATACGAACTATGAACATAACAAAAGCAATAGCAGAACAGGTAGCAACAAAAATGGTAAAACCTATAGCTCAATGTATCAGCAATGAACATGATATGCTTAATGATATAGTGAAAGATATAGCAGTAAGAGGCATCCCTGAACAGGTATATGATACTTTCACTAAGTATCCAAGATTCTTTTATCAAACAAGGGCTGTATACATCGCAAACGGTTCACAGGTTACAAGGGTGGAAATTAAAGAATGGCTTCCTTGCGGAGGTTCATGCGGATGTGGATTGAATGTTCAGTGTACTGCAGAAGAATCAGAAAAGGTGTCAGTGCTACAGGAAAGGATAGAAAAACTTAGGGATGAAAAGAGCAGGACATACAATTCTATAGTGAACACACTCCTATCTCTAAGGAATTCAAAGAGAGTTAAGGAAGCATTTCCAGAAGCATACGAATACATAAAGGGATATGAAGATAAAACTACAACGGAAGTGTCACTACCTGTTGAAACCATAATGAAAACAATCAATAAATACAGGAAGGAGTAATCTATGGCAAAGAAAAAAAACGAAGTAAAGGTAGAAACCAGGAAGGACGAGGTAAGATATGTAACAAGCGACCTAAAGAAGATGATGGGAAAGTTCCTAACAAAGTCTCTTCAAAGAACGTGGAGCGAATCATTTGCGGACCATGATACAGGGGAATTGGTGAACATTGAACGTCACGAAATAATATTTGAGGCCGGGACTTACCTTGGTCAGGAGGAAATATCAAAAATCAATTTCTACATGCAGGAAGGTTCCATTCAGGATGTGGAAGTGTCCAACCAGCGTCGTATGGCATTTGAGATGAAAACAGACAATTTCATTACCTACATGGCGCAGGTACTATGCGAAGCTAAAAAGAAGAAATTCATCCTGAAGGCACAGTCAATAGAACAGGCAAGGGAAATTGTGAAGGATTTTACCGAACTGAACTACAAGGGAAGTTTCCGCATCACACAGATTAAGGAGTTCGACTACTGTGTGATTCTGGTGGACAAACTTTCAATCACTCCTCTTGACGAACTTGGGAAACTTGTAATGGAGAACTCCGAACTTTATTCTGACGAGGAAATAAAGAAGATATGCGGAGAGGACAAGGCAGACATTCCTGAATCCAGATTCTACAACATTTACGCACGAATCATAATCTCTGCGGAAGGAAAGGACGAGGACAAGGAAGAGACAAACAAGCAGTTTGTCGTACAAACCTATACCGCTGAACGTGCGATAATGCTTATCAACAGATACCTGAACGACGAGCAGGACAGGCTGGAAAAAGAATGTCAAGAAAAGAACAGAGGATTCGAAAGAAAGTGCATACATGCATCCATCGAACAGTCCACCATCATTCCTATTAATCAGTACATACCTAAAGAATTCAGTATAGCCTATGCAGCGGAAGAAGATTAGCATATCGGATGTGTTCAAGTCGAAGAGGGTTTCAAAAACACATGACGACGAGGAACACCGCATACAGTGTGCGTGCGTGAAGTGGTTCCGTATGCAGTATCCTTCCATAAGTTACGTGCTTTTCGCTATTCCCAACGCAGCCAGAAGGTCGGCAAGGAACGGAAAGTACATGAAGGATGAAGGGATGCTTCCAGGTGTCGCGGACCTGATACTTCTTAAGAGCAACCGTAACTACGGTGCGCTTTGTATAGAAATGAAAACCATTTCCGGAAAGCAGAGCGATTCACAGAAGGAATGGGAGCGAGAGGCCGTTAAGCAAGGATACAAGTACGCTGTATGCCGGTCACTCGACGACTTTATCAGAGAGGTTAAAGATTACTTAAATGATATGACATGAAACGCAACTCATTCTTGCTGTACACCGATTCACTGGAGATAATAAGAGAGCTTTCCGACGCACAGGCCGGAAGGCTACTTAGGGCAATCGTACTTTACCAGAAGCACGTACATGACGAGAACAACACGGAGTATGAGGAGTTCCTCACGGACTCTCTTGTAAGGGTGTGCTTCTCACAGATACGCTCCTCAATCGACAGGGACAACGAGAAGTACAGGGAGGTATGCCGTAAGAGGGCCGACGCAGGAAGGAAGGGAGGAATAAGCAAGAGGGATTCCCACAAGAAGGAATCCCTATCCCCTGTTCTTCCCCTTTCGGATATTGCTTCAAGCCTCATTGGTGACGAGCTGTGGAAGGAGCAGATGTGCCGGCAATCCGGAATCGGTGCAGGAAATTTCCTGAAAATAATTGGAGAACAGATAAGGAAGTTCCTTGACTACATCACGGCTACCGGTCAGGAACAGTCGGTTCTCACAGTGGATGATGCAAAAAGAAGGTTCTTTTGGTGGTGGAAGAATCAGGGAATGGAGGAATACAATGGAAGAAACAAACCATCTTACCGGAAATCAGATATACAATCTGGTAAACCGGATGAAAAAAGATATTCAGGAAAATTCTGAATACGACCTTGCGGACTTCGAGGAATTCGACCGTCACTGCGCCATGATCGAGCAGATTGGGGCAGCGTACATGGGAAGGGAATTCAGGGAGTTTATCGTTGACAGTTATAACATAGACGTGATAAAGTTTCTGGTCTACTACTTCAACAACTGCAAGCTAGCTGAGAATGTATTCCCGGACGAAGGATACAAGGTTCACAAGAACCTGATGATTCTTGGAAGTCCCGGTACAGGAAAGACGCTTCTTATGCAGATTTTTTCAGACTATCTGAGACTTACGAGGAATCCTAACATGTTCTATAACCTTTCCGTCACACAAATGATGAACTACTACAAGATGAAAGGACACATAGACCGGTACACCTACAATGAGGAAGGAGGAAAAGGAATAGAAGGAAATCCGTTCAACATCTGCCTGAATGATATAGGACTGGAGACGGAAAACCAGAAAAGCTACGGAACTTCCCTTGACAGCGTGATAGATGAATTCCTGTATGCCAGATACGAGATATACCAGTCACACTTCAAGAAATACCACATAACTAGCAATCTTGAATTTAATGACTTCAAAAAAAGGTTTGGAAGCCGGCTTATAGACCGGTTCAAGAGTTTCAATGTAATACCGCTCTTAGGAGGGAGCAGAAGAAAATGATTAAAAGTACTGAATATCCTATGAATATAGGAGGAAGAGGATACCAGAAGGAATACAAGGGATTTGACATCGCGGTAATAATCAAAAAAGGAGAAGGAGTCCGGATATTCATTCTGAAAAAAGATGGTGGTATTTTCCATCAGGATAAGAAGAAGTATGCAGAAGTGAACGAATGTTTCTCTAACGCGGAAAAAATCATTGACAACGCGGTTCAGGCTTCAAGCATTATCGAGCAGTCGAAGGTTAAGGACGAATCGGAAAGGATGAAAGACAAATGCTATTCAGCCTGCATGTCTGCATTTGCTAATGCACTTACTTTTTCGAAAGGTGACAACTCCAGAATAAGATATTTCTTTGAATACGAACTCCAAAAACAATTTGACAAGATATGAATGCAGTAGATGAATTGCTTTTATTTATTGGAAGCAGACTGGCCTATGGGCTTATTGTTTTTTCAGAAGAATACGGATTGCTTTCTCTTGAAAGCGTATCTCGTGACGGTATGATAGAACTGAAAGGAATTTCAGGAGAATCTATTTATTTGCCATTTTTTAAAGTCAAGCCGGTACTTTACCCAACAAACCATTTTATCCTACTAAATCCTCCTGTTGTAAACAATGAAGGTAATGTTATATATTATGAAATGGATTCAGGTCCGGCACAGTTCAGCGATATTCTTTCTCTTATACAAAAAGGGAAAGCGGTTTCAGTTTATGACCTTCCTTACAACCCTTACATTAATGGAAAAGATAAGAGTCTTTGAAGCATTTGCCGGTTATGGAAGTCAGTCTATGGCATTGAAAAGACTTGGAATAGACTTTGAGGTGGTCGGAATAAGCGAGATAGACAAGTACGCTATTCAGGCTTATATGGCCGTGCATGGCGATACTCCTAATTATGGCGACATATCAAAGATAGACTGGAGCAGTGTTCCTGATTTCGATTTTCTGACATATTCATTCCCATGCACTGATATAAGCAATGCAGGTAAAAGAAAAGGGCTTGCAGAGGGTAGCGGAACAAGAAGTAGTCTAATCTGGGAATGCCGTAAAGCTATAGAATCTAAACGTCCAAAGTATCTTCTAATGGAAAATGTTAAGAACCTTGTTTCTAAAAGTTTTATTCCATACCTGAAAGAATGGCTCATATTTCTTTATAGACAGGGATACAGCAATTACACAAAAGTTCTCAACGCAAAGGACTTCGGAGTACCGCAAAATAGGGAACGTGTCTTTATGGTTTAGATATTGGGAGAGGTTTCTTTTCATTTTCCAAAGCCTTTTACCCTTGAAAAAAGATTGAAAGATGTTCTTGAAAAATATGTAGATGAAAGTTTTTACCTGAGTGAAAAGGTTGTAAATACATTTCTTGCAAGAAACGAGAAGAATAAAGCTAAAGGAAACGGATTTAAGTTTGAACCTACTACAGGTGATGTTATTGCAAGTACAATAGGTACGCATTCTAACGATAGAGATTGCGATAATTACGTATATGTAGTAGGAAACACAAATCCTTCAGGTCACGGAATGAATGGAAACGTGTTCGATTCAAACGGATTGTGCCCTACGTTGACAACAAACAAAGGTGAAGGACCGAGGATTTTGGAATCATTGCCAACCGGTTTGAGTTTAAAAGTGGAAAAATATGGGAATAAAAGAGTTCAATCATTGGTTGATAGTGGAAAAATCAGTGGTAATGAAGTTCAATTTCTTGATGCTTATAATCAGACAGTTTCCGATATATGTGGAACAATTAAAACTACAATTGATTCTTCTTGTTTGAGTTTTATTTCTGAACCTAACCTTGAAAATTACCGTATACGTAAACTCACACCTCGTGAATGCTTCCGACTTATGGGAGTTTCAGAAGAAGATATAGATAAAATTCAGTCTTCAGGTATAAGCAAGACTCAGCAGTATAAGATGGCCGGCAATAGTATTGTGGTAGATGTTCTTTACCACATCTTCAGAAAGATGTTTGTAGATAAAAAAGATGAAAATAAACAATTAAGCCTTTTTTGATTATGCCAATAAGCAAAGTTTATAATATGGATTGCATGGATTATATGAAATCCATTCCTGACAAGTTCTTTGAACTTGCTATAGTTGATCCACCGTATGGTCTAGATAAAAAAAGTACCCACGGAAGAGGTAAATTTAAAAACAGGTGTCTAAACAGGGGAAATATTCAGCGATGGGATATCCGTCCTACAAAGGAATACTTTGATGAATTGTTTCGTGTCAGCAAAAATCAGATTATATGGGGAGGTAATTACTTTCCTCTTCCTCCAACAAGATGTTTTGTATGTTGGGACAAAAAGCAGGTATGGGAAAATTTTTCACAATGTGAATTTGCTTGGACTTCTTTTGATAAACCAGCTAAGCATGTAAGTATTTCGAATAAGGGAGGTAAAGCTGATAAGGGTAAATTTCATCCCACACAAAAGCCAATCGCCCTGTATGCTTATCTTTTACGAACATTTGCAAAACCTGGCTATAAGATTCTTGACACTCACTTGGGAAGTGGAAGTAGCAGGATAGCAGCTTATAAGATGGGATTTGATTTTTTTGCCACAGAAATAGACAAAGATTATTTCGATGCGCAGGAAAAAAGATTTCGTGAAGAGTGCATGAATGAATATGAAACAGCTTCTGGAACAATAACACAACAAACTTTATTCTAAAATCCACTTTACCTAAACTTTACGTAAAATGATACCACCTGGATTTGTATTAGCATTAGAATCATTATCACAGTTACACAACAAACTTAAAGGAGGAATATTCAATATGGAAAATGAAAAGGAAACGAGAACAGTTACAATTCCGCTGTCTGAGTTCGAAGAAATGAGAAGCAAGGCAGCACAATATACTGCATTAAGGAATACTTTACGATTCGAAGTAGAAATGGAATATAAAAATGAAATGAAATCCATAAGCGAATTGTATGACAAATATTATGAGAAGTATTCCGAAAGCGACAAAAGAGTAAAGGAACTTGAATCAGAAATAGAGTATTTAAAGTGTGAGTTAGAAAGATGTAAATCCCGTAAACGATGGAAGATATGGAAGAGATAAGACACAACCTTACAAACGACAAGCTGGAAGAATTATACAGACAGCTTGATAACTTCATATCTGATTTAACCTGGGAAGAAGTTCAGGAACATCTACCTGCACTTAATGAAGTTAAGACTATTATTCACCAGAGAATTAATGAAAACAACGATAAAAATAAATAGCAATGGAAAAAGTTTATATCACAAAGTATGCTTTGACAAAAGGAATTTTAGAGAAAAAAGCAGAGATAGCAGATTTTATGAGTGGGCATAAAAGGGCTTTCGTAGAAGGAGATTTCTTGTCTTATGGCATAGGATCGGAAGCATTTCTCAAAAAAGAAGATGCAATCGAAAATGCAGAAAAAAGACGACGCAAAAAGATTGAAATCCTGAAAAAGAAAATCAAGGAATTAGAAAACTTAAAGTTTGAATAACTTATGACACAACAAGAAATAGATAAGGCAGCAACAGATAGCTGTGTTATTGAGAATAGTATTTTTAATCCTTCATTAATTCCATACTATGAGCAAGGATTTAAAGATGGTTCTAAATGGAGAATTAACAGCGTATGGAATGATGAAAGAAAAACACCTAATAAATCAGATCTTACTTTAGTTGAATTCCCTGACGGTAGAGTTGATATAGTGTATTTCCACTCAATAAAATCGTGGAGAAGCATGGTTAAAAGAAATGTAACTATCAGATGGGCTTACATGAAAGACTTAATACCTGATAAGGAGGAATAAAAATGGCAAGAGAAAAAACATGCAACATATATAAAAAGATTAAAAAGTTACTCGGAAGCACTGTTCCTGCTGTAGACAGACTTGGCAATCTTGACGATTCAATATGGAAACTTGGACTTCTTAAAAAGGCAGAAAAAAACATCAGGGTAGAAGTTATCTACAAGAAGAAAAAGATATTAGGATACTGTCGTTCAATCCAATCAAATGTCGAAGTGGAGATTGATGATAAAATTCTTGAAAGGATCATCCAGATATATGAGGACGAATACAACAAGCAGCTGGAGATATGCGAAAGTTTAATCAGTAAACTGGAGGGTTGATTATGCAGATATCAATAACAGAAAAAGAAGTTAATGCAATAGACTTCGGATTGGAACAGATTAGAGACGCATTGGAAGGTTCCTCTTCTGAGGAATATAAACAGGATGCTGAAGAAGCTATGAGAAGACTGGGTAACATATTAAGAAAATGCCATTTGGCGAGAGAAAAGGCTAATGACCTGAATCAAGCAAAAAGATATATACGTTCAAAAAACGGATATATGCCACCTACAAATCTGGATAAAATGGCAAGACTATTAATAAAAAAATCAAAGGAGAAAATATGACAAAAGAAGACATTAAAAAGGCGGCAGAAGAATATGCCAAAGAAGCTTGTCGTCCACTTTGGAGAGCTGGTTATGAACAGGTCTGTATGGCCGATTTCATGGAAGGCGCAAAATGGCGCATAAACAGCGTTTGGCATGATGCTACTGAAAAGCCAAAATTGGGAGAATTGATAATAGTTGAAGTATATGGTAAAATTTGGGACTATGGCAAATATGACGTTTGCGATACAATCCATCCAAAGGCACGATGGGCGTATATAAAAGACTTAATACCTAACAAGGAGGAATGATTATGAAACCATTTGAATGTCACGGATGCAAGTGGTTTTATGTAAGATTGATAAATGGAACAAAAGAATACTTCTGTACTTACTCGAAAAATCATCAGACAGGTATGAAGTTCGGTAGAATTGTAGGTATTCACAGAATAAAAAGCTGTAACAGAAAGGAGAAGCTATGAAACAAGTGAAAGTGAAAATTGAAACAACTGTTGAAACCATGTTAGGTGATAAGCCTGTAAATGAATTTCTTGGTGATGTTGCAGATATATGTCACACCTCATTGGAATATTCAACATCAAAACATGAAGGATGTGAAACTCTATACGAAGATGGTGAATATGAAGATTACAGAAATGACATGGAGGACAGGGTGTCTGTTCTTGAAGGTGCTCTTTGTCGAATATTGGATTTGCTGGAGGATTGATTATGGCAAAGATAGAGTTTAAAGGAAATGGTGATAGTACAAAAGATGTTGCTACTGCGTTTAATCAACTATGCGAAGATTTGGAAAGTTTAGGTGAAATGGAAATAAGCTATTGGGCTTTACATCTCAGAGGTAATAAGTCTATGTTAAAGAGTCGTGCCAAACAGATTGTTATGAGAGCAAAGATTCTACAAGAAATGATTAATTGTTACGCGGATTAATAAGGATAAGAAATGAAAGCAATATCCATAAAACAGCCGTGGGCGAGCCTAATCGCTCACGGTATCAAAGACATCGAGAACAGGACATGGAAGTGCCCTCAGAAGTACATCGGGCAGAGAGTACTTATCCATGCTTCATCGAGTAAGCCAGTGTTCAGATACAGTCTGTCACAATATTATAAAATCAGAAATAAATCACAATCTTTGATTTTTAACTGTACTTATGACGGATTCCCTAAAGGAGCGATTATCGGTAGTGTTGTAATATCCGACTGCGTACAGAACCATCCTTCAGACTGGGCCGAAAAAGGCTGCTGTAACTGGGTGCTGAAGGATGCGGTACTGTTTGACAAACCAATTATGAATGTGAAAGGAAAACTTGGTTTTTGGAATTATAATCTGGAGGAAGAAAAATGAGCTTACTAATAAAGGAATCACAGTTACAAAGAATAATCAGAAAGACCGGACGTAAGCCGGTCCAGTGCAAATGCCGTTTATGCAAGGAGCAGTGTCATACTCCTTGCCTTGGCACCCCGCAGGATATATTGAAGATTATCGAGGCTGGATATAAAGAAAGGCTTGCGGCAACTGAATGGTATGCAGGTATCATTATGGGTGTCATTGATACTCCGGTACCGATGATACAGGAAAAGCAGGAAGGAGACTGGTGCACGTTTTTCAAGGACGGTTTGTGTGAATTGCATGAGTCGGGATTTAAACCGACAGAAGGAAAACTTTCTCACCATAGCATCCGGATCGACAATTTCAAACCCAGCAAAAGCATTTCATGGAATGTGGCAAAGGAATGGCTGAATGAGGAAAATGCTGATTGCATAGAAAAGATATGCGAGGAATTGAAATAGACAATAGAATTCAATTAGTTAGAATAAAGCTGTTGATATTATGAAGAAGATAATGTTCAATGATAAATATGGATTGACGCAAGCTGTATTGGAAGGAAGAAAGACGCAGACAAGGAGAATTATTACTCCACAGCCTACATACGATACAAACGTGGGGATATGCTGGAAGGGTTATGCTTATGGGATTAATTTTTCAGGCACAGAAGGTGCTTACAATAATTTTGTTAGCGGCACTGAATACGACAAATCGTGTAAAAGATACCGTGTTGGCGAAATCATAGCTATTGCACAAAGCTACAAGGATTGCGGAGGTTTTATGCAAGATGGGACGCCACGATGGGATTACATATCATCCATTGTCGGAGGTAAAAGTGCAGGATGGACTAACAAGATGTTTGTAAAGCCTGAACTTATGCCGCATCAAATCAAAATCACAAATGTGAGAGTAGAACGGCTTCAAGATATATCGGATTGGGATTGTTTGGCAGAGGGGATTGTTGTTAATGAGCCTAAAATAAATGGAGGTGTGAAATCATATTATCCAAGCCAATATCATAAAAAGTGTGCTGATATAGTGGGTTGGGGAAGAGTATATGACACACCTAAAAAGGCTTATGCTGAATTAATCGACAAAGTAGGAAAGAATGGTGACTGGGAACGTAACCCATACGTGTTTGTTTATGATTTCGAACTTATAAAATAATTGAGTTATGGAATTTAAAATCGGTGATAAAGTAAAAATAAAAGACGTAAATTCTTTACAAGAAAGAGTTGGTTTTTATAACGAGACAAAGGAATTGATTTCAGATTCTACATTTGAAATTACTAATAGAAGAAGAATCCTTCCGTCTCCATCCAGCAAACGAACAAAATTGTTTAACAGATATGAACTAAGAGATATAGAAGATAAATTGGGATTTAAAATATATTGCTTAGATGAAGAGATTGAAAAATGCGAGGAAACCTCACATGAAAGCGTAAAGAACGACCGTAAGGACAACAAGGTAATGATGGAACTTTTGCCTTGGCCGGAGCTGGAGGAAATAGCAAAGGTCTATACTGCAGGTGCCAGGAAATACGGTCCTCACAACTGGGAAAACCTGTCGGACGGATACGAACGGTACAAGGGAGCCATGCTCCGGCACCTTACCGAAGTGGAGAAAGGAAATGATATAGATTCGGAAACCGGATGCCTTCATGCGGCCAAGGTAGCGTGGAATGCGATTGCAATGCTTCACTTCAAGATGAAAAAAATGTCGTTACAAAACAATGTTTGCAATGGATGATATAAATACACCAGAAAAATTGCTTGACACATTTACGTTTATAGCAATGAACGGAAGAGAAGTAAACGAAGTTGTATATAAGCATATAGATTTAAAAGCTGTGCAAATCGCAAGACAAACAGGATGGATTTGTCCTAAATGCGTAAAGGTTTACTCTCCTAATGTTGATACTTGTTCAACATGTAATGGTAAATCAAGGAATCAAGGAGAATGGGAAAAAGTTAGAAAAATAATACAGGATTTTGCTTCAAATACTGATAAGGTACGACGGATTCTTCGAGTCATAGAAAGAGTTCATTCTCTTAAAATTGATGATGAATATTGGCTTTTTTCAAGAGACGGAATTACTTTCAAATTTAATTTCCAAGATAAGTCTGTACAGCAATATGAAAAAGGGAAATATATTACAACTGAACTTTCAAATTCCATGCAAGAACTGATAAAAGGAATTTTGATTCTCTGATTTCCCAAGATTTCAATACTGCAATAAAATAATTCAGTTAATTTGCCATTATGGAAAATATAAAGATACTTCAATTCAAGGGAATAACCCGGAACACGGACGACGGTATCTGTCCTGACGGGGAATGTATGGAACTAATCAATGCCAGGGTAAAAAGCTCTGGTATTGAGCCTATCGGAAATCCAATCCTACTTAAACAGACGGAGAACAAGTACGTTTCAATATATCACCATACGATTGCGAAGCGGTACATAGGTGTTACTGAATCCGGCCAGATGTATGAAATGCCGGAGGATCTTTCCACCGAAAATATTCTTACTACGGATGTGAAGGCAAAAAGTATTGATTTCATCGGAAACACCGTATCCATTGTGACGGACGAAGGAATAAGATACATGATATACAAGGGGAACAAATACAATTACCTTGGAGGCCTTCCAGAACTTCCTCAAATTAAGATAAAGAAGGAATTCACATGTAAGGGATTTAAATCAGATTCACCTCTCGTCCATGGAAGAGGGCTTACAGACGATGAAACAGAAACTTTTTATCAGAGCCAGTACGCATATTTCCTGAAATGCGTTTCAGAACTAAACAAGAATTCATTTTATGTCCATGCTACCGAGGTTCGTATCGCATTCAGGCTGTTTGATGGTTCTTACACAAAACATTCTCCTATAAGACTTATTTATTTCAGTACGGAAGAATCTTTCGAATCTTTAATGCCAAATTCTCAGAGAGTTTATAATATAACTTTCACCGGAAGGAACAACGAAATGATTTACGCCGGTGAACAGGAGATTGCAGGAGGAGGTGTTCCTCAGTCTAGAATTGAGGAGTATGTGTATTTTGCCGTGGCAGGATTTTGTCTTGGTTTTGAAATAGAAGTAGACCTTTCGTTATGGTCGGATATAATATCCTCAATAGATGTGTTTTCAACTCCAAGCATGATATACTGGAACAACATAGATTTGAGGGCTGATGATGAACAGCGTTCTGCAAAAGAGTTGATGACCGAAAGTTCACTTTTCTATAAAATAGGTCAGTTCAGTCTGAACGGAGTGTACAAAAGCACACAGGAGGATGTATCAAGTGATTCTCTTGCCACATGTGAAGCTCTTGATGATGATACGGGAACACATAACGTAATAATCCCAAGCAGAATGTATTCATATAATGGAAAGCTTCATGTATTTGATTATTTACAGAAACTTTTTGATGGGTATGACAAAGATTACATATATGACTGTGACAATGATGAAGTGGGAGATTCAGGTGAAATAGGAATACATGTATATATAAATTCAAGCGATGGAATCAAAAGAGTAACCAAATATCATTTCAGCTCAAAAATTCCTAAGATATTTCCTTCTTATATTATGTACCCTGACTACAGGGCATATAAGATATCAATAGTGATGAAATATAATGGGAATGTAAAATCAAGGTCATACGACCTTACTCCACATGGACTACTTAATCTTGCATATCATATTTATGATGTATATGACGGTCCTGTCACAGGAGAAGACACGATTGAAGACGCAAGCATAGACAAGACTGAAAAATGGAGCGACATTGACATAATTACAACATACGATAATGAACCGGAAGAAATTGAGAACATAGTAAAAGTCTCTAAAGTGAACAACCCGTTCTTTTTCCCGTCCGACCAGACCTACCAGTTCAACACTCCTATTGTCGGGATACAGTCAAACGTGATTGCCATGTCGCAGGGACAGTTCGGTCAGTTCCCTTTGTATGTATTCACGAAAGACGGAATATATGCCATGTCAGTGGGTTCCGGAACGGTGGCCTACTCCACACAGACACCGGTCACACGTGACGTTTGCAACAACCCGGACTCTATATGCGGACTTGACACGATGGTGGCTTTTTCTACCGACAGGGGACTTATGTTGATTGACGGAGCAAGCACTCAGCTCATATCGGAAAAGATATACGGTTTCCTTCCTTCATGTACCATATCCTCCCCTATCATAATGAAGATTCTAAACGTGGCTTCTTTCGGTGACAGGATATCTAGCGTGGCATTCCCAGACTATCTGGAATGTGCAAAGGTAGGATACAACTACGAGGAAAAGGAAATTGTGGTCGCGAACAGCAATTTCCCGTATTCATACGTATATTCAATCAGTACAGGTGAATGGCACAAGATATCTCAGAAGATAGAGAATTTCGTTAATTCCTATCCATATACATGGGCCATGACCGGGAACCTGATTCTTGACCTAAACAACACGCACAGGAGCGTGTCAAAAATAGCGGTTGTCACACGTCCGATAAAGATGGGTACGCTGTCTCACAAGAGGATTTTGCAGACAGCGTTGAGAGGGATAGCTAGAATGAGTGATTCTGATTTGTATATAAGAGGAGAGTCTGTACTACGAGGTGAAAGCGAGGATATGTTTTCTGACGTTGGAATGTACATTCTCGCATCCAACGATGCGGAACACTTTGTTTTGGTAGGGAAAAAGGAGATGATGAAGGATGTAAGGGACCTTGTAACGAGAATGAACAAGACAAAGCCGTACAAATACTTCATGGTATGCCTTGTTGGGGGTGTAAGGACCGACGTATGGATTGACTACATCGAATTCGTATATTCTGAAAGCTTCAACAACAGATTGAGATAAAATCCGGGGATTTCCCCCGGATTATATACCCATAGTGGCGGCCCTTCTTCTCACTGAAGGAGAAAGCGAGGTTATTGCATCCTTCAGCTGCCAGAGCCTTTCTTCTTTTACTGACGGGTCAGCAATATTTGGATAATTGTCAGAGACCCATTTCCATGCGATGTATTCCACAAGATAGGATTCAAGCGCGTCCTCAACTACCTTTACCATTTCATCCCTGCACGGCCTGTTCGTGTTTACGTGTATGATTTCACCTTCAATTTTGAATGATATAAGTCTCTTTCTCATGTATCCTGAAATACGGTTGATTTCTGATTCCATGTAGTCTGAGAGAACGTCGGAATCATCGCTGCAAGCCTGTATGTGTTTCATTTCAGGATCCTTTGATTTTCCTGACTCACCTATATAATAAGTCTTTGTATATACCTTGTCAAGTATTCTTTGTTTGTTCATGGCCTCTCCGGTTTTGTCCTTCTTGATGAAAGTATTCTTATTTCATTTTCAAGCTTTAATAATGAATCTTCGAATGTTTTTGAACTGTTTGGATTTATCAAATCAAGCCATTGGGTAAGTATATATATTGACATATAATTAGTTATATAATCAACAAGCTGGTTCTCAACGTAATCAGGCGTGTTAGACTTTGCTCTTATCGTTAGAAGTATTGTCTCATCGGTTTTTTCGTAGCTTGTTTCTCCAATAAGAGATGATAAAATGTTCGATATGATTGTAACCGAATTTGACATAAAATCGCACAGTATTGGGTTTTCATCATCAGAAGCTTGTAATTTAGCTGCCAATTCAATATATTTTGGGTCTGACTTCAATGATTCTCCTATATAGTATGATTTGTCTTTCATTCTTGAAAATACATCATCTATACCTATTTCGCAAACAAATATCTTACTTCCTTCCATATCTTTCTGGTCTGTTTCTTTCGCAAAGTAATTTTATGATATTGTTAGAGTTTACAACAACTTTGTCGGCATAATATTTGACATAATCATTTCTGGTTATTGCAAACCATCTTTGGCATATAGAATTTGATATATAATTCTTAATGCATTGGGTAAGAGTAGGTTTCACATCTTCCTTCCAGTTTGAAGGAAGAGATAAATCTACTCTTATTGTGTCAGAATCAAATGACAATGTACCGTATGAAGATATTACGTCACTAAGTTCGGACGCTGATTCTTTCATGAATGGTTCGATAATTCGTATATCGTCTTCTGAAAGTGAGACCTTATCAATATCTTCAATAGCTTTTCCTGTATGTGATGTGATTGCGTACACATCTTTGTATATTTCTTTTGTACATATTGATATGATTACTTCCATCATTTTTTTCTTATAAAAAAGTAGTATACTGCAAATCCCGATATTGCGACAACTAAAAGAATAACAGTAAGTCTAAGCGCAACCGGATTCTTTTTTTCAGATTTTTCCTCCGACCTGTATTCTGTGGAGTTTGAGGTGGAATCCCTAATGTTGGTGGTTGAAGCCAGACTTTCCTTCCCGGATGATTCGGAAACCTTGTCCGTTTTTCCTTCATACACAGCCTTGGTCCGTATGCTGGAAGTGACGTGCTGTCTGCCGGTGCTGTCCGGGGCGGAGTATTTCGTTTCCTCCCGGTCAACAGTAAGTGTTCCGGATGATATCTCCTTTACGGAGATGTCAATAATCTTTACGGAAGATGAAGAGTCTTTCGTTACTGTTGAGGTTTTCTCATTTTCTGAACCATATACATTCGAGCTGTTTTTTCTGGATGATGCGCAACCTGAAAGAACTATGGCCAGTATAAAAATAAATGCTTTCATCTATTAAGTTTTTTCTTAAGTTTTTCCCATGTTTCGATAAATGCTTCTTTCCCAGCCTCCTGTGAAGCGCTTTTCATTTTTTCTATTTCAAGTTTGTATTCTTTTTCAAAATCCTTGTCAGCATTCACAGAATCATCCTTAAACTTTCCGTCTGCTTGATTTATTCCAGGTTGGGATATCATAAGTATTATTACGATTGTATCTGCAACCATACTACAAGTCCTTGTATTCTTCCATCGCGTCAAAGCACGGGCATTCCTTTATCCTTTCCCATGAATCCACAATACCGTTCTTGTTCTGGTCCGGACTTATGTCCCTGTGACCCATAATCTTCGCTTCCGGATACCGCTTGTGAAGAATCTTAAGTATATTCTTCAATGACTTTTTCTGCGCATCCGTCCGGTTGTCTGTACCTTTTCCGTTCCCGTCTATTCCTCCGGTGTACGCCACGTTGATGGAGGTTGAGTTATATCCTTTCACTCCGTTGCTCACCTTTCCGTCGTCCAAAAGTTGTGTAATCACTCCGTCCTTGTCTACGAGATAGTGGTATCCCGGATTTTTCCATCCTTTCCTCTTGAATTCTGTCTTTACATCGTTTACGGTCGCCTTCTGGCTACCGGCAGTACAATGCACGAAAATACGTTCAATCTTTCTCATTTTCTATTTCTTTTTTTATAACCTTTTTTCGCTCAGAAACAATTTTTGAAGTGCTTCCTCCAAGTATGACGGAACCTATCCCGGCAAGCATGCAGATTATCGTATTAGAATCCGTTTTGATATATCCGTTCGTACATACATCCCACACAAGACAAAATGCAAGGACTAGTCCCAAAAATATACCAAGAAATACGCATGAAATCATCGCAAATGACTTACTGCTGTCAAGCGTATTAGCCCTTATCAGACTCTTCAGGTATTCCATCATTTTTATCATACAAACCTCCTATAAGTTTCTTTGCAAGACATATCTCTCTTTGCGGAAGCCTTCTAATGCAGTCATCGTCAGGTCTACGACATTCATTGTATCTTGACTCCTTAAGCGCTATTTCAAGCTCCATGTTACGTTTAAGAAGCTCTATTTTTTCCTTTTCCAGCTTATGGACCATTTTGTAAAGTTCATCTACCTTTGCCTTCAACTTCTCCATTTCAGACTCCATTGTTGTATATCGTCTGATAAGCGGATCGGTTTCCGCGGCCACCACATCGGCAATGGACTTACGTTTTTTCTCTCTCCAGCTTACAATCCATTCGATTATCTTCCAGCCTCCGAGGGCAGCCACCAGATTCACTATCCATTCTCCTGTGCTGTTGTCCATTACATTCCTTTTATTTTCACTTACTTTCATGCCAAATGTACTTAAAAACAACAAGAGGCACAAGCGATTGAACGACCGCCTGCACCTCTTGTACAATATATTCCCAATTCATCTACATGGGGGAGTTGCTGTACATCTTCCCCTTGAAATACAATCTCACGTCAAATCCGTAATCAGGATCTTTCAGTTTTTCAACCGCTTTCCGGTAGCATGAAAGTGCCATCTTCTCGTTGGGAACTGATACCGCATCTTTCTGTCCCAAATCCATTGCTATGCTGGCCGCATGGTCGCTGTAGCATACGTTGGCAGTCACATAAAGCGCATAGGAATTGTAGAAAGGTTTATCTTCAGTGATTCCTCCGAGCGATTCAACAGCTTTTGTGAATACGTCGTATGACCAGTGGAATCCACGTGACCCGTCCTGATTGACCGTTCTGTTGGATATGTTGTCGGCCTCCTTCTTTGAGAGATAGTTCCTCCATCTTATCGCTTCAAGATGCGAAAGCCAGCTTTCCGCGATTTCCGGATGTACCTTTGCCACTTCCGCGAAAACCCATTTCTCGGACTCTCCGAAAACCATCATCTTTTTCGGGTCCTTTGAGTTCACCATCATGTGGTAAAGTTCCTCGTACCTGCTAATCATCTCTTCCTTGTTCATGACTCAACGGTTTAAGACGGATAAGTGGCCGTAAATGTTACAGGTACTGCAACGCATACAGCATTAACACAGTTGTTGGTTACTACAGAATTTATGATTTGGGCTGCTCCCACTGTCGGTGCTACGGTCGGAGTCTGTCCGGCTGTTCCAGTAAATGATACAGGAGGCAGCAGGAATCTGAACGGTACCTGTATTTCCTGATTTCCTCCTACGGGAACATAACTCAATGTTCCTGTAACAGCAAACCAGAAACTTACCGTTGTTCCGGTAGTTGTCTGTGTTGCCGGAGCCTGGTTGATTTGCTGAACCTGCACATTTAGCAGTGTTGGTGCCACATTGGCGTTTGCACAAAAAGGCTGTTTCAAGAAAAGTCTCTTGCTTGCGGTATAACTCTGTACGGTTGCCGCGATTGAAATTGGTGTAAGATTTCCGTATGACATAATTATTGATTTTTATCTGTTTCCTGCGGCTTTTTATCGCCTGCCGCATCCGGCTCCGTTATCACTTGGTATCTTTCCTTCGGCGTGTACGGAAGGTTGTAGTTAAGGTAATTCTTCAGCTCCTGCAGGTCCGACTTGTCGAAAGTGATGTATCCTCCGAACATCTTGAATTCTCCATTCTGTATCGCCGCGTCCACCACACCGTGCGCCATCTGTGGGATGTACTCATCCGGTATTTTGTCCATCTTTGATACGATTATAGGTTCAAGTATATTGTATGCCGCACCCTGTATAAGAGGGCTTATATCCTGTGATATGTTCCAGTTTGCAGGGGCTATTCCCTTGTTTCTTACCCAGCTTTCAATCATACCAAGTACGGGTATGTTGCTGAGCCTGTTACCGAGCAAGACCGGGATAGTAGGTTTTGCCCACTCTATCAATACTGCTGTAAGAATTTCCTTGTTTGTCATTTTGAATAAGTTTTAGCGGAGAGAATGAATCTCTCCGCAAGATTGATTAACCCAAAATTTGCGCACCTGCAACACATGAAGCTGTAGCTCCTGTCTGTGTACATACGTTGTATGCCGGAATTACCCTCTTTGACAGATTGGCCAGAACTGCGTCGATGTCGTCCACCTGCTTGTTCAGGCAGCTGATTGCGGCGGTCTGTTTTGCGTTGATGGTAGCCTGTTCCAGGTTGATACTGTACTGTTTTTCCTTGAAGTTTTCCAGCTTGTCTGAAACCTTACCGATTTCACCTTGCAGGTATGCGGTAGCCTCAACAATTTTCTGGTCGGTGTATTTGTCTGCTTCCAGAAGAGCGTTCTTGCTTTTTTCTGCCTGAAGCTCGAGAGACAGACTCTGATCGTACCGAGTAACATAGCAGTTGTCGCTGCATGTAGGCTGGTTGTTGCTCATCATCTGCGGAATAAGAGACACCACAGCGCTGATAATGGATGCGATAACGGCATCATTTGAGCCGTTCTTGCTGGCTGACAATGCGGCTACAAGAGCGTCCGCACTCATGTTGGGATTCCATCTGTTTCCAAGAATACTTCCCAGGTCGATACCCAGAAGTGAAGCGATGCCGGCAGCGGCTCCTACCGTGTTGAAATTTCCCTGATTCTGGCCTGTTACATGGTAACACTGACCGTCTGAACCTTTGATTTGCATAATAATTTTGTTTTGTCGTGCCTTCTTTATGCTTCGGGCTTTGCAAGCTGAGATTAATTATCTATCTTAGCTGAACACAAAGTTACACGGCATGAAAGACATTGAAAATAAGGAAAATTCCCCATTTTCAGAAGGGGGAAACCCTAAGCTTACTGACAGGGAAAATGAAGTTCTTGAACTGGTCGGACATGGATTTTCACAGAAGGAGATTGCGGAAATTCTTCATTTATCTGTTAAGACGGTAGACAAGCACATATCGAACATAAAGGAAAAGTATCATATTAGCAAGTCCACCGAAATGATAGGTGTATATACGGCGATAAAAAAGTCGAAGAAGTTTGACGTTGAACTTCTTCGACAATACGGTTTGCAGATATTCTTCATTCTTATAAACCTGTGCGACGGAGGCATACCTCGTCAGTGATACGGTAGAATATCCGGAACACAAGAAAGCATATTATCCCGAAACTGCTTAACCCTGTTGCGATAAACATGTAGGAAATGCTGTCTATTAAACCAAGGTATCTTGCAAATCCTGATATGTTGTTCAATAGCAGACATGCTATATTAGCCATGTACCATTTGCACATACCTGCTGAGTAAGAAATTACTCTTATTATTGTTATTATTGAACATCCTCCTAAAAGAGAAAGGATAAATGCTCTTTTGTCAAATTCTTCCTGACTTATAAATTCTTCTGGTGAAAAATAATCTATCGTAAATGTTATAGAGAGGACACACAGGCAGAATGAGTAAACAAAAGGCTCATATACTTTAAAAAATATCCTTGCTTTCTTTTTACGAAGCAAGGATACAATTTTAGAAATAATCATTTCTTTGTTCTTTTCTTAAGGTCAGTAGGTCCGACATATCCTCCTCCTGCCGGAATCTTTACCTCCTTTGGCTTTTTCTTTCCCATAACTCATTGTTTTTACATTAAACACAGCGAACACAAATATAAAAATATAGATTGTGTTTTCAAAATTTATTCAAAAATAATTACAGTGTCACGATATAAATATGAAAGATTCGATTTAACCTTTTAGTAGAATGTACTTTTTTCATAATGAAATGCTGCAAGGAATTTTTATGCGTTCCTCGATAACGCATCTTACGTGGCTGGTTAAATCCACTGCGGCCTTCTTACAACCGTACCTTGCAGCATATTCAGAACTTACCGAGCTATTCTACAAATCAAAAATGTTCTTTATTTTACCTTCTATTATACTCTTTTCTTCAAATATTGGATTAAATTTAGATATTGAAATACCAGAAGATGAATAACTTGTATATATAATATTGTTATATACAAATGCATAAAAATATGAATAACTTGAATTATCTATTCTCGCTATAATAGTAGACGATTTAAGTTCGTCTTTATTTATTTTAATAATTTCGGCGTCTCTTCTATTACCTACATTTGTAATTAAATATATTTCATCATTATATTTATAAAAAAATGTTTTTGAACTTACAGCTCTATAATATGTTCTATCAACTATCTCTTTAGATGAGATTTTTAATTTTACTACCTCTCCATATAAATTACTTGATGGCAATGTTTTAGTTCCTTCATTTGAAATCTTATAAAAAGGTCTTATACTTATATATAGATATCCGTTATTATCACATATACATGCGCATTCAAAAACTGAATTTATTGAAATTCTCATTTCAACATTATCTGTTACATATTCCCAGGTTGAAAAATCTTTAGTCTTAAATATTATACAGCTAACAGAGTTTATTGAACTATTATAACCAAACACTAAACCAATATAATAATACCCATCGTAATATCCAATAGTAGAATTTGCCTGCATATTATTAAATGCTGTTTCTCCTATACTTAAATTAAATTCTTTATTTATCCATTTGTTGTTAAGAGTTTCAATACTATTGTCTTTGCTCGCTTGTACAATTCTGTAATTCTCTATATTATCGCTACTTATTCTATAGTCGCATGTTATTTCTACATAATTTTGGTCTGCCTTACCAGAATATATTATATGTAGTATATCATCATCTGTTTCATCTGGAATTATATTAGGTGAACCTGAACCTCCAGTAATATTAACTGTACCGTATGTATTATCTATACACGAGACAACATAATATGAAAGAGTATCTTGTACATTATTTAGATTAAATTTCGCTAATTTTACAACACATGTATCAGTTCCAGCATTATCGCCACCTGTATCAGATGTATTAGCCATGTAAACTACATAAGCAATGTCGTTTTTTATTACTATTGCGCTGTCATGTACTGAATAATCATATCCAGATTGCTTTAATGTAGCTATTATGTTACTGTTTAATTCATCTTTTAATTTTATACCATTGCAACAAGATTGCAATGCTTGCAATGTATCTCCAAAATACGATATACATTCTAATTCTTTATTTTTATCTATAATATCATTGTCACTATATTCACTTGATTCATATATTTCGATATAAACATTATCATAATAATTATCTGTTACCCTAATAAAACTTGCATCTTCAGTAACATAAATATAATATATTCCTTCTTTTATATTCATCCCACTTATTACACTTCCATCGTAAGAATAAATTGGTAATGTTGAATTTCCATCTGCTTTTCTTGCAAATATTTTAAAAGATGAACTTGAAGTTATATTAAGTTTGTAGATAATATTTTTTCTAAATGTACAAGCATAATTTAAAAAAGAAGATTTTTTTGAATACGCTAAAATACTTGTTATATATCTGTGTCTATATAACGTAAGCATCCGATAAAGTACACATTGTAGATTCATAAAACAACAAACTCTTCTTATCAACGAATATAAAGTTGACAGGAAGAGTTTGCTATTCTATTGTTCTCTATTAGAGACTTCAATTGGATTTTCGTTGGACTTCTTCAACTTCCAGACATCCGGAAGCAGTTCCCGGATATCTTTGCCGGAGTCTTTTTCCTGATAATATGGAAGCCTGGCAATGACATCATTCAGCCATTCTCTTGGATTGACTTCCTGTGCCCTGCAGGTGGCAAGCAATGAACAGATGACTGCTGTATTTTCCGCGGCTTCATGATTCCCACAGAAGAGGAAGTTCTTTCTTGAGAGCGTCAGAGGACGTATCGCATTTTCGGCCAGATTATTGTCTATCTTTATATTGCCGTCTTTAAGACAGGCCTTCATTCTGGACCATAACGGATACGCATAGGAGATGGCCTGTCCCATCCGGCTTTTGGGCGGAACCTTGATATATGTGCCTTCCATCCACTTTTCAAAGGAATCCAGCAGGGGGGCGGACTGACGGTTCCGCAGTTCACGCCGTTCTTCCGCCGTATATTCCCGGAAGTCGGCAAAGTGTTCTATGCGATATATTTCCTGTATTGTTTTCAAGGCATGTTCTGCCAGACTTCTGTTCTCCTCCAGAGCCGTCTCAAAATGACGTCTGATATGGGCCAGGCAGGCTATGAGGCACACTCCTTCAGTACCTTCAAATACATTGTAGGCACTGTAACCGTCACTCTGCAGATATCCCTTGAAGTCTTTCAGAAGTTTCCTTATAGTCTGTCCCGAACGGGAGCCGTCATCGTAATGGAAGATGACCAGCTTTTCCATGACCGCCCTGACCATCCACAGATACTCCTTGTCGGCCTTCCCCTTTCCCTTGCTGATCACCCTTATGGTGGTCTCGTCCGCCTGAACATATCCGCAGCCGACAACCAGCCGTACCAGCTCGTCATAAAGTGGTCTCAGCAGTTCACACACAGGCTTGAACCAGCCGCTCAGTGTGCTTTCGGAAAGACGGATACCCAGATGGCGGAACTCCTTGACCTGCCTGTAGAATGGAACGTGATATTCGTATTTCTGCAGGAGCATTTCGGCCAGCATGGTGGAACCGGCCAGACATTTGTAAACAGGAGAAGGTGGAAGCGGAGCAATGATTACGCCGCTTTCACCTTCCCTGGGAAGACTCAGGTTGTCTTTCAGTCCATATTTGGGACGGACAGTCTCCTTTACATACAGCCTGCCCGGTTCAAATTCCAGCGTACGGGTACGTTCCTCGCCGATCCGTCTGTAACGGTCCAGATCCACCCGGTCAGGTTCAATCACCACTTCAACTACCGGCAGTCCCTCCAGGAGTTCGCGGTTACGCCGGGATTCCTTCTTCTTTCCATCGGGCTTTGTTTTCGAAGGAACCGCTGCGCTGCTGTCATCTTCCCGGATGTCTTCATCCTGTCCGGTTGCAGGAACGGAATCGAACAGGGAGAGCTGGTTGGGATCCAGGGCTGCCAGCTTCTCACTTCTCCGCCCGAAAAGCTGGCGGTTCAGCCATGCTATCTGTGAGAGCAGTTCCTGTATCTTCCGTTGCAGCGCATCCGTCTGTTCCAGCAGTTTCCCGTTGGATTCGACAAGGGAACGGTTAGTCTCCAGGAGACCGGCTATC